ATTTGCTACTCCAGAAGAGTTTTATAAATCAGAACAATATAAAAAAGCGGGTGACAAACTAGCTATTAGACCTGCTATTGCAACTTTAATTAAACAATTAGCACGTAATCGTGCAGCGGAAAGACAAATTAGAGAACGCCCACCAAAAGATATGACTAAAGAGCAAAAAGAAGCTATTCTTAAGTCAATGAAAGAAGGTGAACGTCAATTACTTAAAGACATTCAAGTATATAGGCTTAAAGCTGGATTAGATGAAGATAATCCGTTTAGAGAAAAGCCTGATTGGGCTCAAGAGTAATTATAAACGCCAAACTCGAACACCTTTAATACCGTCTTCTACTACAACTTTGTGAACGTATTGAAACTCAAGACGTTCACTTTCTTTTTGTATAGCTTTAATTGCTGCCTCTGTATCTATAGCAGGTATAAAGATAGACGAGCCTGGTTTAAACGCAGGCCAATCTATTTGATAATCTACACCGTTAGTTAACATTTCTTGGTATATCCAATGGTAAGTTGTTAGTCATAATTTCCTCAAAGCTAGAGTTATCAATCCATAGACATCGTTGTCCTGAACCGCTAATCTCTAAACCTTTATGCATTATTTTGCTATCACCTGATCTACGTTTTAATACACTGTTATCCCGTAACTTATTAACAAAGTCATCATAAGAAACGTTGCCGTTTTCTTCTAGGTGTGAGCGCATTATACCGCAAGGAATATAAATTGTATTAGTATCAGGCTCAATTCTGACTCGTAACTCATTGATTGGTTTCAATAATGGAGCTTCTTGTAACCCTGTTCGTGAATCTGACTTACTATTTATAACTAATGTGTTCTTTAAATTCTCATGCAAGAATGCAGTTAATGTTTCCATAGCATCAAAATCACGAGCTTTAATCTCAATTCTAGATTTCTCTAGCTCTATTTTTATAGCCTGTTTAACAGGTTCAAGATCAATATTATGGATACCTAACTGTTTAGCTATTTGAGCGCCTAAGAATACAGCAGCTAATGTTGCAGAATATTTGCGGTCTTCTCCTGAAATGTTCCAAGCCTTATCAATACTTTTTTGAGTTTCTAATAATGAAGCTTTAACAATATCTAAATTAGATATAATCCATTGAGCATATATTTCTCCAGCATGTCCATAGTTATCAAACAAACGACCAAAGTATTCATCGGCTTCTGTTTTAGATAGGGTATGATCTTTCTCAATTCTTATTTGTAAGAAGCGAGCCATCTCACCACTAGCTTGAGCATTCTTTGAAAAGATAACTGTTCTAAAGTCTGTATTAGAAGACACTACGCAAATAAGATTAAAGATAGTATCGTTTTGTCTTTCTCTATTTGTGCCGTTACTACCTAATCTATTCTTACCTCGACCTGTAGACATAAACTTTAAGAAGTCATGTAGTTGGTCAGGAGTTACTTTAGTAAATTCATCCACTGCTGCAGGTAAGTTATTCATGTAACCCATACGATTAATCACGGCATTACCTGTATCACCCCATAATTGAATAAGGTTAGCATTCATTTCAGGGTTACCATATACACTTGTCATAGCTTGTAATACAGTAGACTTACCTTGTCCTGTGCTAGGATTATATAAATTTATAACTGCTGACTTTTCTCTTGTTTTAAAGAAAGGCATTAACAGAGAACCAAAAGCACAGAAGAAACCAAATGCACGTAACTCCATACCTTTTCTTTCATAAACAGATATAGCTTTTTTCCATTCTTCGTATGTCCCTTTCTTTTGTAAGGCAGGGTTTACATCTTTTAAAGCTTCTGATACAGGAACATATTTAATTCCAAAAGCGCTGATCTCACGATTACCTATAATAATTTTATTAAAGGTTGCGTTCCACCCGTATTGTTTATACATGGTAGTAGCTTTCTTTTGTTTTTGATGTGCTTCTAAAACAGCAATAATATAATCAATAACATAATCTAACTTCTTACCATTTCTAAATATACCTGTTGCATTAAGAACTTTACGTGCTTCATCTCGAGATAGTAATTGGGTAACGGGTGCTATAAACTCTTGCACTCCATCAAAGGGCAAGTGCATCTTAAACCATGCACAGAAACCTGCGGCTTGGTCATGTAGAATCTCAACAAGATAGAAGTCATAGTCGTAAACCATAATAGCTTCTTCATCTTCTTCAGCTACAGTTTTATATATACCGCCGTTCTTACCTCTGAAATAAGGAAATGGATAGTCAGGGATATGATAAGTAACTTCTTGTCCTAATTCTTCAGACTTAGCTTTAACTACATTGTCTGCTCCTTTAGAACGTAGAATAACTCTACCTAACTCTATAGGGGAAGTAATCTTACCTTTATGTTTACATCCGTCACAACCTTCAGGACGTAAGCCTTCAAATTGTTTACATGTATGTGGACCTGGAATACCACTAGCTTTAGCTTCTGTTCTAGCATATTCATAATCAGGATGATGTTTAGATATGTTATGAATAGCAGCTTCAGAATCTTCACAATAGGCTGCAATAGATAAACCTGATCTCCACAGGGGTTCTTCAACAGTAGATTGTTTAGTCATAATATGAATGAGTTGACCACAGCCATCATCTTTACGGCAGCGTTCAATGATCTTCATAAACTTAGATGAGTTGTTACCTAGTATTGCTTTAGTGGCTTCATCTAATGGACGTTTAGCTTTTGGTTTATCTGATACATGTATTGGTATGAGACTTGCTAATTCATCAAAAGGTGTAGCTTTACCTTCGTTGATAACAACTACATCTTCAGGTTTATTTATATCTTTATAATTTCTTGTACCAGGAACTCGTAGGATACGAGCCATATCTGCCGTACACGCGCCATCAGCTTTAAGACTATGTTTAGCACATAAAAACTTTAAACCTTCAGCGACGGGTTGCCATATAGCTTTATCTACGGGTTCTGTAAAAGGCCAATAACAATGAACTCCGCGCCCTGAATCAACAATCGTAGGCTCGGGTAGCTGTGTATCATCTGTAAATTTACGTAATGCTTTTAAAGCATCGTCTTTTGTTTCGTAGTCTTTCCATTTACGTTTTTTAGTATCGAAGCCACAATCTATATCTAACCATAGAATACGTTGTTCTTTTGCATTGATCTTCTTTCTTTCAGTGGGTTCAATGTAGGTAGAACAAGCGAAGTAAACATCTTGTTGATCTTCTAATAATCTGTTTACTGCGGTTACTGCTTCATCAATTGTATTTATAAACTTAGGAACTACTACATTTTGTTGGTCTTTACCAAGAACACAATAGTGTCCCGTCTCAGGCCATACTTGTTGTAAGAATTCTTTTGTTTGCATGTTTCTCTCGAAATAAGTTTTACTGCTTAAAATTGGTGGGCTACTCGCGATTAATATATTGCAAAAATACCATCACGAATTTATACATATAAATAAAGTGCTTTCGCCCAATGTGTTACTTTTTGTCTAACGCAACTATCAATTCTTTTATTTTTAATTGATGTCGTACGGCTGGTTTTTTCCTACCAGAGAACCAATCATACACCGTTTGTCTTGATACGTTAAGTTTTTTCGCTACTTGACTAGCGGGGTATTTAAGTGATATGCACATAGCACCTAATATAGTCCCGATAGTCTCTTTCGCTTGCATATTTGCTTCGACTATGATTTGAGAATAGCCTCTCATAGTTATGCCCAATCTGATACCAAATCATCTAAACTAACATCACCTTGATCTGCTTTAGGGGCTGCTGGTTTTGGTGCTGGTGGAGGGGTAGGTTTCTCCGTTGCACGAACTGTTGGTTCAGGAATATCGTCTATTACTTTTAGTACTTCAGGACGTTGAATAGGTTGTTGTTTCTTAGTTTCAAACTCTTCACCATCTTCATCTTTGTTAACGCTTACTGATAAAGTAATTGCACGTTTAGCTTCTTCTGAAGTTGACTTCGTGGCACATACTGCATACTCGTCATCTGTAAGTATACGAATTGCTTTAAAGCCAATCTTAGTGCTTGATGAATCTTCATCAAAAGATACTCGTGATACAACAGACATCAAGTTTTGACTATTAGCACGAACGTAATCTGTATATTCATGTAGTGGTTTACAATCTTTTGTACCATTACCAAATATTGATTGTGCAGGTAAAGTCATTTGATAAACATCACCATTCATATCATCAGCACGTACTACAGCAACACGTCTACTAAAACGACATGCTTTAGTTCCATTAGCGCCTGAGCCTTTAATATTTTGTGGACATGATAAACAATTTTCTGCTTGTTTCTCTACAACTGTTTCATCAGGTTTTTGACTATCAGATGTCCAGCATGTTGGTGGTGGCATCTTTTCGCCTGGTACATAAGCTTTAGAAAAATACATTCTATGAACGTGTGGTGATGCATTAACAATAACTACATCGAGTGCATCTTGATTTGACTTCTCAACTTCTTTACCATTAACCATCAATCTAAATTTACCACCACGTATAGATATACGTTTAGCAGTTGATGAACTACCTGTTATATTTGCAGTGAAGCCATCATCTCTACGGCTATGTGTTGTTACTGCGGTGCTACCAAATACGTCTAAATCTGTACTCATACTTCCTCCTTAGTTCTACTTTTAGTTATTCTTACTGTATATTCACTTGTTGCTTGTAAACCTGGTGGTGCTTTGTCAGGGTTTTGTTCTAAAAACTCTTTAACTGTCGATTGAACTAATCTCTTTTCAAAGAACTCAGGCATATCATTTTCTTTTATGAACTTGTACATTTCAGGCCAATCGCTTGTCCAATATCTTGTACGTAAAGTTCTTGATAACGTTCCAACTTTAGTTTTCAAACTAGTTACATTAAGTGTTCTGCATGCTTCATTTAAAGCTAAATCAATTTTGTCTTTCTGAGTTTTAATTTCAGTAATTTGATTTTCTAATTCATCAATCTTATCTCTCATATTGACAGAAGCCTGCATCATCTTTTCTATCTTATTGTCATCTAATTCCATATTCTCTCCTTTCAAATATTAAGGATAACAGTATAACACAATAATTTACTTTGTCAACTTATTTCTTTATCAATTAAATGACCATAAGTAAGTAATACCCAATACGCAAACTGTAGTAATTCTTTTGGGGTGGCATCCCCTTTCATGGTATTTGCTCTATAACTTATGACTTGAACATTCCCTTTTATATAACCTTTACTATTATCTATTCTGTCCAATGAAGGAGAATTATATTTTGCATTTCCTCTATTATCATGTTTAAACTCAATATTTAGTATGGGGCATTTGGGAGGCACCACAATATCCGAAAGCTGTATATTAAATAAAACGGATTCTCTTGTTGCTCTGCTTTTTACGTTTTTAAACATTCTTTTTTCAACATTTTTATCCGCCCATTCTCTCCGTCTTTGAGCAATTTTTCCAGGATATTTTAAATTATATTCTAAGTTTTTAAGCTTAACTTTTTCTTTATTTTTTGCATACCAATCATTTGCCCATTTACTTACTTTTTCTCTGTTCTTTTCACGATATTTTTTTTGATATTCTTTAACATATGCTTTTCTATCAAACATCATTAAACTCCTCCTTATAAAGGTCTACCAATTTAACATGGTTATCAATTTTACCTTGCAACATCTTATAAATTTTTTGTTCGACAGGCGAACCTTGTAGGTGCACTACGGTCATCTTATTTTTCTGTCCC